TTTTACCCACTAAGCCACGTTTTATCGTATTTCCTTGCGGTCAAAACCTAAGCACTTAAGAACAACATGTTTTGTTTAAGTGTCGAACTAAAGATGAAAAAAATGCATTTCTATTTTCTGTTAAAGCTAATGCTGGTAGCGGTACACCATCAAATGTACAACCAGCAACTGGAAAACAACCAGTTAAATCAATAAAGGATATGACTCAAAGTGAGGTTTTAAAGGCTATTGAAGATGGTACTTTAAATCCAAGAGGTACTTGGGGTCAATAAATAAACAAACAATAAGGAAAAATAAATAAATGGCTACAATCGTATCAAGTCTATTTGATAATACAGCGCGAGCAATTTCTGCATACACTGATGCAGCAAGAGCGGATTCTGCATTATTGGTATCGACTGCACTTGTAGGTTCTGATGCTAGAGTTACTGACGCTGGCGAGAACTATACAGGAACTGTTAGATGGTTAAATTACACAGACCCATCTACAAATTATCAGCAAACTCAACTTATTACTGATAAAAATATTAATACAATTGATGCTTCTTATCAAACAGAAGTTTACATCAAAAATGTTGATCATATCGCTGCTCAAGAAATGTCAATCCAAAGATTGATTTCTAAAGTTGATGGTTTATCATATTTAGGTGCTCAATTTGCTTCAATCAAAGCTAGAAGAGAAGATGCTAATCTTAAATCTATTCTTCAAGGTATTGGTGATTTAACATGGACTGTTACACCAACTGCTTCTGATGCTGCTCAAACTGTAGGTGGAACTCTTAAAGTAGGTTACTACACAGGTTCAACTGCTGCAAATACATACAGACCACTATTTGTTAACTCATCTGGTGCTGCTGCTCAAAGATCAGTTTTCTTTGACTTATTATTTGATGCATTAGCTGCTGTAGCTGGAGATCAAGAATTACCATTCTACTATTTGGTAATTTCTGCTGCTACTTACAATATCTTAAGAAAAGAGAACGTTCTTGATGATGGCATTGTACAAGATGGTAATTATACTTTTAATTCTATTCTTGGCGGAAAAATTAGATTAATTGTTACTGGAAACACTTCTAGTGGTCTTACTGGTACTAGAGTTGCTGCTGTAACTAATCTAAAAGTATCTTACGTTGTAAAACCAGGTTCAATCCTTTACGCTGATGTTATGCAACTTAATCCAACTGAAATTTGGAGAGATGTATTAGCTGGTAATGGTGGTGGAGCGGTTACAATCGTTTCTAGATGGGGTAATATTATGCATCCACAAGGTTACTCTTGGGCTGGATCTGCATCTGCATTCCCAACTAACTCGAACCTTTCAACGTACTCAAACTGGACTTTAAGTGCGAAAAATGTTAACCAAACTGGAATATTCCCTATATTCCACGGTTAATTAATACTAACCTTAGTTAGGAAAATAAAATGGCTCTAACAATAAATGTAAATAGTTTTGTAACTGATGATGAAGCAAATGCCTATTTTGCGGATAGAATAAATTCTGCAACTTGGTTTTCTGATGATGTTACTGAACAATCTGCAGCTTTAGTTAGTGCCAGTGGAATTTTAAACCGATTGGATTGGGCTGGAACGGCTAACCCCACTTCAGCCTATCCAATGGCTTTTCCACGTGATGTTATATATTTCGATTTTATGTATGGACAAAATATCCAACTATTAGATGATCGAACAACAACATCAGGTGGTACGATTCCACAAGAAATAAAAGATGCTACATGTGAATTAGCACTATATCTACTAAATAATGCTAGTGGTTTAGAAGCCCCTAGATCTGCAGAATACCCATTAAGTGCGTTAACTGTTGGATCTATAACACTTCAATATAATACTACTATAAATAATAAAACTAAATCTTATATAAGTATACCTGAAGTGGTATATTCTTTAATTAAGAAATATTTAGTAAATAGTTCTATTTCAAGAGGTATTAAAGTTAGTGGAGGTGCTTAATGGCTCTCAAAACACTAATTACAAATGCTGTTAATGGTGCATTTACATCTGTTGGTGATTTAGCAGAAGATATTATATTTGTTAATAAAGGTACTAGTGATTATAATTTTACTACTGGTGCTCTTACACAAAATATTATTGAAACTAAAACATTAAAAGGTATTGTTAGTAAAACTTATAAAAGTAATACAGACAGTACTGTTATATTAGCAGATGTATTAATTAAATCCGTTGATGCTACTGTATTAGATTTAGATAATTATGATACTGTAACATTAAGATCAAAAAATTGGTCCATCAATAATGTTGATGATAATGGATATACTGTAACTATGCAACTTGCGAGGATAAATGGCTAATCGTTTTTCAACTGCTTTAACAACTGTTGAAGCTTTATTCGCAACTCCTCTTGTAGTAGGTGGTACAACTGTAAAAGTTTATCCAGCTAATTATCAAGGAAATATAACTGCTACTGAATGGGTACGTTTAAATGTATTTTCATTCAATAGTGAATTGTTCTTTGGTTCTCAAGCATCTAGTGGTCAAATAGTATGTAATATATTTGTTCCTTCGGGATCAGGTCAAAGACGTGCTGTTGCGATTGCAGATGTACTTGATGGTTATTTAAGTAGAAAATCTTTTGTTTCAATGCAAACAACTAATGGTTATATTAATAATATTGGTGTAGACAAGAATGATTCTGGATTATACAGAATAGATTATGTTGTTAATTTTAATAATTTTAATAACTAAATAATAACACAACAATAAGGAAAACAAAAAATGGCACAAATAAGTTCAATAGGCGCTGGTATTTATACTAGTTTAGCTTATATTGCTGATGATGTTAATGCTGATACTGCTAGTGAATTTTTAGCACTATCAATGACTAGCATTTCAAATGTTAGGGATTTCCCTGCATTTTTAGCACCTGCTAATATAGTAAATGTACCTGCATACGGTCAAAAGCAATCTTCACAAATTGCTGGACAAGCTGATGCTCCAACATTAGAGTTTACAATTAATTATGTTCCAAGTGTTCATAATGCAATTAATACTCTTGTTGGAAATGGTTTAACTTACATTTTCAGAATTAGATTAGCTAATGCTCCGCTTCCTGCGACATTGCTTTCTACTACTGAACACACTGACTTTTATGTTAGAGGTAAGTTTGCTTCGTTCCAAGTAACTCCATCTTTAAGTGATTCAAATCAAGCTAAAATAGCTTTATCAACTCAAGGTGATTACTGGGGACCTTATACAACTCCATAATAGTTGTAATTAAATTCTGTGGGGTGGTTAATTCTGCCCCACAATTAATATAATAATAAAATAGGATAATAAAATGATTAATAATAAAGATAATAAACCTTTTAATAAATTTTATGTATTAAGAATAACTTCTTTGCATATTAAAAAAGCAATTGATAACTCAATACGTAAAACTTATGATAGATTAAAAGATGTTCCAAATAAACAAGAAGTATTTGAAACACTTGATGTGTTACATAGAATTCGTAATCTACATGAAGATTTCGAAAAAATGAATCAACACTTATATCAAAATAATAATAAACAAGGAGAATAAAAATGAAACATATAAAAATAATAGATATAACTAAAAAAGTTCCTTTCTTAGGACAAGAAGTTGAAATTAAACAACTTACAGTTAAAGCAATTAAAGACCTACAAGTATCTTTAGAAAAAGGTAAAGCAAATAAGAATAGTGTATTATCAAATGTTGGTACATTAACTTCTATATTTAAATCTGCTGTAGTAGGTGCTGAAGATATGACTGATAAAGATTTTGAAAAATTTCCTATTAGTGCTTTAACTGAATTATCAAATGATATTTTAAAGTTTAATAATCTTATTGCTAAAGACGATACTGGTGATACATTGGGAAAGTAGAGTTTCTAGAATTTGATATGGCCTTTCAATTAGGCTTAACTCTAGACGAACTTTATAATATGTCCTCTTATGAATACACAGGATGGTTAGAATATTTTAAAAAGAGACCTTATGGTTGGAGAGAAGATTTTAGAACATCATTGGTAATGCAAACTACTTATCAAGGTAAAAATAAACTTAAAATTAATGATTATTTTCCTACATTACAAATGATGCAAGATAATAGTAAAAATCATATTCAAAAAGCTAAAACTTTTATTGATATTGTTCAATCAAAAGCTGTAGGTTCAATTGATAAAATTAATACAAAGGATTAATAATGGCTGGTGTTAAGGTTACTAATTTAAAAAATGAAACAGAACAATTTAAAGATAAAACTTTAAAAGAACAAGAAAAAATATTAAGAGCAAGAGCATTACAAGCTTTTGCTGATGTTAAATTAATTACACCAGTTGATACAGGTAGAGCAAGAAATAGTTGGTATATTGGATATGATGATCAATATAAAGATACACAATTTGGATCTGCTACTATATTAGTAGAAAAGGATAAACCTACAAAAATAATCGTTACAAATGGAACTACTTATATTCAGTTCTTAAATGATGGTTCTTCCCGCCAAGCACCCGCAAGGTTTATTGAGGCTGCATTTTCACGTTATTTTACTGATGTGAGAGTGGAGACTATCAATAATTAAATAAACCGAAAATAAATTACAAATTCATTGTAATAACTTCAATAATTAATGGCCGTAAAACTTGAGATAAATGCGAATGTAGTAGGAGCGGCTCAAGTTGATAAATTAAATTCATCATTAAATCAAATTGGTTCAAGTGCAGATAATGCTAATAAAGGTTTACAAAATTTTGGTAAAGCAGCAGAACAAGGTAAACAATCTATTCAAGGTTTAATAACTTCATTAAATGTTGCTTTAGCTGGTGCTGTTGCATTAGCTACTTATGAAACTGGTAAATTTGTTAAAGAAACAATTCAAATAGGTATTGAATCTGAAACTCTTGGTAAAAGATTAGAATTATTATTTGGTGGAATTAAAGAAGGTGCTTCAGCATTTAAAGATATAAATGAATATGTTAAATCAACACCATTTGCTTTTAGATCAGTAAGTAATGCAGCAGATGATTTAGCTCAAATACCACCATCAATACTTTCTGTAAAAGATTCTTTAATATTAATTGGTAATATAGCATCAACAACAGGTATAGCATTTGAAGATGCTGCAAGAGGGGTAGCAGAATTTCTTGCTACAGGTAATTTAACAAGAGAATTTAGAAGATCAGGAGTTGCTTCAGGGGCTGGTTTTCAAGAAGGTATATCTTATTCAGTTGATGAATTAGCTAAAATATTAACTGATAAATTTGGACCTAATGGAACATTATCTAATGCAACTGGTGTATTTGCTAAAACACTTGGTGGACAAATTGCTCTATTAAATAAAGATTTTGAAAATTTTCAATTAGCAACTTCTAAAATTATTTTAACAGGATTAACAGATCAATTAACAAGATTAACAACAGAATTCGTTGGTGCAGATGCTTCAATTCAAGATTTAGGAACTGTTATAGGTGGTAAAATAGTTGAAGGGTTTATTAAATTAGAACAAGCAATAAGATTTGTTATAGACAATATTAAAATAATTACTGGATTAATTGCTGCATTTGTAGCTATTCAATTTGCAACATATATAGCAGGTATTGTTGTTGCTGTTATAGAATTTGGCGGAGCATTTATTACTGCAACTACAGCAATAGAAGGTACAACAACAGCATTAAATTTATTAAAAGTTGCATTTGCTACTAATCCAATAGGTTTTATTGCTACTGCTTTATTAGCAGCAGGTAGTGCTGCATATTATTTTAGAGATGAATTAGAAAAATTATGG